CATAACGACAAAATAAAACCATACACTTTTAAACCTTACAAGAAAAAAATCGAAAATCTTTTAAGCTAACCTAAAAATAAACCCGTTTCCCTCCATCCGTATTTAAAAGGTTTTAGTCAAGACTGACAAGAAAAACTTTCAAATGATTTTATTTCACAAACCTTAAATAAAAATCGTTCATTTTTCTCACTTTTAGCTTGCTAACAGATTTTTGCTCTATTTGGGCCGGAAATGGCCCTAGAATCGCTCCTAATCGTTCTTGGCTATGGCTACCCTCGAAATGATTTTAAACGTCTTAGCGTTGAAATCCCTTATTTTATCAGTGTTCCACGGCCTAGCGTGGAACATTTAAGAGAATATGCGCAGTAATTCTTTGAAAATAAGCTTGACTGTTAAAAGTGCGTTCATAAGTCGTTGATTTTCAATGGTGAAAATTTATTTTCGTAAAAAGTGCGAATTTTCTTGTGGGTCTAAAAGAAATAAACTAATTTACTTTCATGACTGCAACGCAACCAATTGAAACAGTAGAGTTTAACCCTAGTGAAGATTCCCCTATTAGATTACCTAAAGGCGGAAATCCACAAGAAAACGCAAGACATTATGAAGCTTGTGGATTATTTGCTTTTGAAAACGATAAGTTTCATAAAAGCGATGTTTATTATGAATGGGCAAGGCTTGAACGTCTTAAAATAATTTAACTTTTTTCTCGACTCTCTTTAAATAAGCATTTATTACTTTCCTTGTCAGACGAAACCACTAGAAAAATTAAAACGATGAAAACACACAAGGAAATGACAAAGCACGTTCGCAACCGTTTAAAAGTTGCTGGTATTAAAGCAAGTGTAACAATGTCTAAATCATGCGGAGTTCAATGGATAAAAGTTGACCCTATCTCCTACGGTATCGAATTTACTAAAGAGGAACAAAGTAAGATCGTTTTAATTGCTAAGGTGAACGGTTTAACTCTTTCTCGTGGGATGGAAATTATTGATAACGGAACCGGGGCAAACGGTTTTAATTTCGTTTTACCTGCTTAAAACTTTTTAATCCCCTAACTAATCCAATTATATGAAAAACAAAACATTCGACATTTACGAGACTCTTACAAATGAACTTGTCACGCTTTTAGAGAAAGGCGTTTGCCCATGGCGTAAACCATGGCAAGCCATTGGAGGTATCCCGCGCAACTATCGCGGGTCTGCTTATCGCGGGGCTAATTCCGTCATGTTAGCTCTGACTTGCATGGTTGAAAATTGGGATCATTCAATCTTTCTAACTTACAAGCAGGTTACAGAATGCGGCGGAACGGTTCTAAAAGGTAGCAAGTCAACCATGGTAACTTTTGCGACTAAGATTGTTCCTGCTAAGTATAAGGGACGAGAAAGCGAGTGTCCCGCTAGTGAAAAAAAGTTCATGCTTCGCTATTACAGAGTTTTCAACATCGCACAAACTGAAGGTGTGAATCTTCCCGAATGGGAAATCGAAATTGATAACGAAAATGACGTTATTGACACCTGCGAACAAATTGTGAATAACATGTCACAAGCTCCAAAAATTATCCACAAGGGAGGCAAAGCGTATTATTCACCGATCAAAGATATTGTGGGAATGCCTAGCCTTAAAACCTTTGAAAGCTCACAAGCCTATTATTGCACCTTGTTTCATGAACTTTCCCATAGCACGGGACATTCAAGCAGGCTAGCCCGTAAAGACTTTGATAATGGAGCTTCGTTCGGTTCTGATCCTTATGCCTTTGAAGAGTTAGTAGCAGAACTTTCCGCATGTTTCATTTGTGGACAAGCGGGTATTTCAGAAACTATCAAAGAAAACTCCGCTGCTTATCTCGCTACTTGGCTTAAAGTCTTTAAAGGTGATAACAAGTTTTTCTTTCGTGCCGCTGCTCTTGCTCAAAAGAGCGCGGATTTCATCCTTGCTAAAACCTTTGAACCTGTAGAAGATTAAACCATAACTAAATGGCTAGGTTCAATCCCTAGCCCCTAACTAACTAACTAACTAACTAACTAACTAACTAAAATGAAAACTTTTTATTTCAATACCGGAGTTTTATCACATAATAAACCATTAGGACTAATGAAAGGACAAATGTGGAAAGGTGGAACTATGCAAATTCCTTTCGATTGTAAAGACGTGCCTGAAAATGCAATTTTTAAACATGCCAGCGATGAATCAGAAAAAGATCTACCTGATAACTGGATTAGAAGGGAAATGTTTAACACAACTATGGTTTCTAAATATGCTTTCTTTTTAATCCCCTAACCTATACACAATATGAAAACCAAAAAAGTAAATCAATATTACGGAAACAATCTTGCAAAGATCAAAGCAGAAAAACCTAAATCTGTATTAGCTAAAGAATCTAATAAATTCGACAAGTCTAGTAAACCTGAAGCAATCGTAACCCCTAACGGATTAATATTTACATTATGAACGCACTACAAATAGCAAACCTAATATTCCTCTTAATACAAGAGGCAAGACTAGATCCCGATGCAACTATTGTTTTTGTTAGAAATGATACTAGCAATTTCTGGATTTCATCTAACAAAAAACTAATCACCATAAGTCAATGAAAACTAAATATACAATCGCAACCGATAAGAACGGTGAAACCTACTACTCCACCACCGATGAGAAAGGTCAGACGATCTGCTCGTTCACCGAGGATTTCGAGGACATCTGGACACAAGACGATCAGGACGCCATTGCGGAAGGTTCCAGCCCGTCGAAACTGTGATGAACCCGAACACAATATCAAATTGACGCAATTTTATTTATATGAAACTAACCATATCAATAATACTAGGAGCTTTAGCGATGTTAGCTTTAGTTATCTTTTCAATGTATCAACAACTAAACAATATATAAAATGAAAACTACAGAATTTATAAATAAATATAGTCCTTGTAAAGACGGCAGAGAATATGCAGAAAAGTTTGAAACCATGGAGGAAGTCTGGAATAATTGTAAACGTCCCGATTGGTTATTTTGGATCTTAGAAAAACATAAACCCTTGGAAAAAGAACAATCTGTTAGATTAGCTATTGCATTTGCAGAATTAGCTTTAGTTAATTGGAAAGATGAAAATGATAAAAGACCTTTTGAAGCAATCCAAGCGGCAAAGAATTGGTTAGAAAATCCATGTTCTGCTGCTGAGTCTGCTGCTGAGGCTGCTGCTGAGGCTGCTGCTAGGTCTGCTGCTAGGTCTGCTGCTGAGGCTGCTAGGTCTGCTGCTAGGTCTGCTGCTGAGGCTGCTGCTGCTAGGTCTGCTAGGTCTGCTGCTTGGGCTGCTGCTGAGGCTGCTAGGTCTGCTGCTAGGTCTGCTGCTGAGGCTGCTGAGGCTGCTGCTGCTAGGTCTGCTGCTGAGGCTGCTGAGGCTGCTGCTGCTAGGTCTGCTGCTGAGTCTGCTGCTTGGGCTGCTGCTGAGGTTGCTTGGTCTGCTGCTTGGGCTGCTGCTTGGGCTGCTGCTGAGGTTGCTTGGTCTGCTGCTTGGGCTGCTCAATGTGATTTAATTCGTCAATATATACCTAACCCTTTTTAAATAATGAAAACAGAACTACAAGATATAAAAACTAAGTTAGTTAAACTAATTAACTTGTCAGAGAATGGAGCGGCTAGCCAAGGCGAGATTGATAATGCTTTAAATATGGCTGCTAGGATTATGGCAAAGCATAATCTAACAAGAGACGATATTGATTTAACATCTAGTCAACCTACAAAAAATGTTAGAATGTCGCGCGCTTATGTTTCATGCCTTAATTCAAACTCTACGACATGGGAAGGGAACCTAGCAAGTTTTTGTGTAGAGTTTATAGGTAATATTGATTACTATAAGACAAACGGTTTTTATAGTTTAGACAAAAGCAAGAAAATTACAGTTTACTTTTTTTATGGTTCTTTAGACGAAGTAGAAATAGCAATTGAATTATTTACTGAGTTACAAGAAGCAATCTATATGATGGCAATGATAAGGTTTCAAAACTTTTATTCTAAAAAGGGAGGTTCTTACTGTGAAGGTTTTATTGAAGGATTAGAACAATCATATCACACAGAGAAACTAAAACTTAGAGGAGATGAAATGACCAATGCTCTAATGATTAAATCTAACAATACTTCTCTTATGATTAAGGAAAGCGCAAAAGATTGGTTATACCTTACACACAAAATAAAATTAAGAATGGGACAAGGAACATCGGGAGCTAGCGGCGGAACCGATGCTCGCACAATAGGCAAAAAAGACGGTTCTAATTATTCTATCGGAAAAAGATCAAATACGAAAAAAATTGGTTGACTCGTTTTATACATATCATAAATTTCTTTATCGCCTCACGGCATCTAACAAAAACAACATAACACAAACAAAAAATGAAAATCGCACTCGTCACAATCGCAGGTATCTCGGCAATCTCTTATGAAGTCCCATCTTCATTGGAGGAACTTAAAAACATTCTTACCCCAGATCAAAAGAAAGCTGAAGAAATCGCCTGTAATGCTGCTGTTCAATATTATCTACAAACTAACCTAATCAATGTTCGCAATAAGATTGCAGAATACCTTAGCAAAAAGTTTGAAATCAATCTAAAGTCTTTTGTCGGAAATGTAGAAGTGATTTGCACAGTTGATAATGATGGCAAGATTAACGGATATAAAGCCGTAGAAGGTAAAAAAACTTTTAAAGCTACTGAGAAAGTTAAACAAGAATCTGCAAAGGATTTTATCGACCGTGTAATCTCTGAGAAAGCTCTTACACAAGATGAAGTTAAAAAGATTGTTCAAAAGATTGCAAATGCTAACCCGTTTAAAGCAGAACAAAAACGTGTTAGAGGTTCTGTAGCTTCAAAGCCCGTTGGCAAGAAATGGCTAACCCTAGCGGAAAAGATCATTGCCAATGGTAATGGGGACAAAGCAGCGGAGCGCGTCAAGCTCGCCATCGGTCGCAAGCCTGATATTACAGGTGACGACGGCGTGAAGCGTCTCGCTATAGGACTTGCCGAGGAAGCAAGGCTTGCCTTGGCCAAGCTTGAAGCGGAAAGCGACACCATGGCAGGGACGGAAGAGACTCCCCTTGTAGTGGCCGGAACGAAGTAAAAAGAGGGAATTGGATCAAAAGCCCCGTAAGGTTTAGCCTTACGGGGCTTTTTTGTTCCATAAATAGCCCTTAAAGCTCTTTAAAATGTTTTTCGGGTAGAAAGTAGCCAAAAAGATTTAGAGCGGCTTTAAGAGCTATTTATGGCTTAAACAGGGGGATAAAAATATTTTGAAAATAAAATTGACAGGTCATTTCGAGTCTGCTTATCGCAAATAAATAATGACACTAGAGACTTGACAAATTCAACCTGTTAGAATAACCTAACGGCGTATGGATCACTTACAATTTTTAAATCAATTAATGGATAATAATCTAGCTGTAAATCCGACTAGGGTTTTGTTATACATACAAAAAAATCCTGCTTGTATGCAGAAAGATATGTTAAAACCTTTAAAGATCAGTAGAGGATTATTATCGCAATGCTGTATGCAATTAATAAATAAAGGTTATTGTTATCAAGAAGGGTCTTACGTTTCTAAATATCATAACCTGACAAATAAAGGTAGAGAATTATTAGAATCAATTAAATCATGAAAATAATAGACTCTCTAAAATTTGTTAAAAACGGATATGCTAAAAAAGATTTAGTTCCTAAGTTATGTCATTATCTTATAAAAGATAAAAGAGTTACTGCATATAATGGACTAATCGCTTTATCTAGTCCCATTAACCTTGATATAGATATAGCACCTTCTGCTATTCATTTTCATAAATGTATAGAAGCTTGCGAAGATACTATTTCAATTACAGTTGAAAAAGATAAAATAAGAGTTAAATCAGGTAAATTTAAAAGCCTAGTTAAATGTATTTCGACTGAAGAAGTTCCAAGTATAATTCCTGTAGGTGTTCGTTATAATATACCTAGTGACTTTGTAGATAGTGTAAAAAAGTTATTACCTATAATAGAAAATGAAAGTGATAGATCATATTCTACTTGTTTATCGTTTGTAGGTCAATCGGCTATTGCCACAAATAACATTGTATTTGTTGAACATTGGATAGGTGGCGAATTACCTCCGATAAGCATACCTAAAAAATGTATAGAAGAAATTTGTCGTTACGGTAAACCTATCGAATATATTTTAGTTAGTCATGATATGATATTTTTCTTTTATGAAGATGAAAGATGGATTGCCTCAAAACTAATGATTTGCCAGCTACCGGACTTTTCCAAGGTCTTGAATCAGGAGAGTAACCCTAGGAGCTTTCCAGATTCATTCTGGCAGGGTTTAGAGCGTCTTTCGCGCTTTACAGACGAAGCAGGTAAGCTAGCCTTGAGCAAGGGGATACTGGCGACAGGAGACGGATCAAATGAAGATCCTGAAGCGAGTATAGAGATACCTGATTTAGATATAGAAGAGAATATTTATTTTAACATATATCAACTTTTAAAACTAAAACCTTTAGCAAACAGTATAGATTTTAAATATGGTAAAGCTAACTTGTTTTTTGGCGATAAGCTAAGAGGCGCAATTGTAGGATATAGGAAATGAAAAGACTTTGTATAATTTGCGGAGCTAAAGTTTTTAATCTTAACCCTAAAGTTAATACATGCGATAAGTATTGTCAGCTTGCAAAAACTTCTAAAATTACCAGACAAAGAGCTTTAAGATTATTAGATTCAGGAGATGATTTTTGTCGTGCGGATTATCTTAATAAAATTGACAAATGAAAAGATTCCAAGAAGGTCTATTTGACGAATATAAAATAAAATCTACTCATAAAAAAGTTATACCTAAAAAAACATATCTACCTAACTATGATAAAGCTATAGCTTTTAATCCACCTGTATTTGAAGGTTCTGAATTGTGGCAATCTACTTATGAAACACTTGTTTTTGATATTGAAATATATCCTAATTATTTCTTGGTTGCTTTTAAATCTATTGACTCTGGCAAGTGCATATATTTTGAAAAGACTGAGAAACAAGAGTTAGATTGTGCTACTATAAAATGGATAATAGAAAACTATTTGATAGTAGGTTTCAATAGTTATTCTTTCGATGTTCCTATATTATCTTTAGCTTTATCAGGTGCATCTTTAAAAATCTTAAATGACGCTACTAGAAAAATAATCGTATATCAGGAAAGAGCGTATAATGTATTAAAAGAATATAAATGCAAAATGCTCAAACCTAACCATATTGATTTGATAGAAGTTTGCCCGTTATCAGGTAGCTTGAAAATATACGGTGCGAGATTACATACAAAACAGTTAGCGGATTTACCTTTTAATGTAGATGCTAAACTAACATCTGAGCAAATAACAATTGTTAGATGGTATTGCTTTAATGACTTGCAATGCACAGAAGATATATTTAAATTCTTAAAGAAGGATATAGAGCTAAGAGAATCTTTAGGTGAGCAATACGGTATTGATCTTAGGTCTAAATCAGATGCCCAAATTGCTGAAACTGTTATAGGTAAAGAGCTATATAAATTAAGCGGAAAGAAACCTCAAAAAGAAGAGTTTCCTAGTTTCTATGCTTGTAGTTATGATCCTCCTAATTATCTTAATTTTAAAACAAGTATTTTGCAAAATGTAAAGTCTATAATAGAAAAATCTAAATTTAATTTAGACTTTCAAGGATCTGTTATTATACCGGATGAAGTTAAAGAATTAAAATTTACTATAGGTCAAACAACTTATCAAATCGGTGGAGGTGGATTACATAGCACAGAATCTAACAAAGCTTGGTTCTGCGATGAAAATCATAGACTGATAGATAGAGACGTAGCTAGTTATTATCCTTTTATTGTTTTAAATAATGAGTTATATCCTGAGCATTTAGGTAAAGACTTTCTTGATGTTTACAGAACTCTTGTTGATAGACGATTAAAAGCTAAAAGATCTAAAGATAAAAGAACGGCAGACAGTTTAAAGATTACTATTAACGGAACATTTGGTAAACTAGGTAGCTCTTTTTCTATATTGTATTCTCCTAAGTTATTAATTCAAGTTACTATAACAGGTCAATTAAGCCTTTTATATCTAATTGAAAAAATAGAGCTTAAAGGTATATCTGTAATTTCGGCAAATACCGATGGTGTAGTTATAAAATGTCCTAAAAATAGAAAAGATGAACTTGATTCTATAATTAAAGAATGGGAATTAGAAACAAATTTTGAAACTGAAGAAACGGAATATTTTTGTTTAGCTAGTGTTTCTGTCAATGACTATATGGCAGTTAAGACAGACTTAGAATGTAAGTCTAAAGGGCAAAAGCTAGGATGGGGTATAACTAAACTTTTCAAAAATCCGACTAACGGTATTTGTATAACCGCAATTGAAAACCTTTTAAGCAAGAGTATTCCAATTGATATAACAATTAGAGAATGTAAGGATATAACTCAGTTTATAAGTGTTAGAAAAGTAACAGGAGGAGGTATAAAAGACGAAGAATATCTAGGCAAAGTTGTTAGGTTTTATTATTCAACTGAAACAGATACTCCTATTGTATATGCTAAATCAGGTAACAAAGTAAACCTTAGTGAAGGTGCGAGACCTTGTATGACTCTACCTGATAGATTTCCAGACGATGTTGATATTGAACATTATATCAGATTGACAAAACAAATGTTAGGAGAAATGGGACTTAAGCTGTAAATGTTTGTTCCCCTGTTAATACAATTTCATTACCCCATCTATCTTTTACACCTATAACCCAAAAGTAAGTTGTTCCCACAGTTAGTATTGACTCGGCAGAATTTGCATTTGTGGAAATTATTAGATTTGTTAAATCAGGTGTAAATCCAGTAACAGTATCAACATATAATTTATAAGATTCTATATCTGTTTCAAATGCACTATCCCATTGAAATAAATACCTTTTAGTAGTTGTTAAATCTTGAATTTCTGTTACTGACAAACCTGTTATAACAGAAGGTAAATTATTAGTTACTTCTATAATCTCAGATTCTTCTGACAAACCTAACGAGTTTTCAGCAAAAACTGTAGCTGTTATATCTCTTTTTAAAGATACAGAAGCTAACAAAGCATCTGCTTTAGCTAAACCTGAAGAATAAACTAAAAACGGTGTATCTGTATCAATAGAAGATATTTCAACAAGATCTGTCAAAGCATCATCTAAAATTGAAATTTTCCAAGTATAAGAAGTAGCTAGAGAATGCTCGTTTGTTGTTAGATACAAATTAGATCCTTCAAACGGTTCTGATAACTCGGGTTTGTCAGGCTGGAAAGGCACTGTAGCCGGGATACCTACCTCACCCGTCCATACAGTCCAAGGGCCGACAGAAAGCCCGTTAGCGGCTACCCTGATCCATATCTCACCGGGATCTATATCCACAATGGCATTGTTTAGCGGAGTTTGTAAAACTCTTGTATAATCATTACCATCATAACTTATTTCTAGAAAATAACTAGAAGCACCTATAGCAGATTCCCATGTAACTTGGACTTGTAATATAGTATATGCTAAAGCTGTTACTTGTAAATTATTTACTATAGAATGCGAAGGTGTAACGGGTATTTGAAAATCGTTATTTATTACAGGTGCATTATCATCTAAATATTCAAAAACTCTATCATCATAAGGTGATAAGGTTAGATTAACTTCACCATATTTTGATCCCGGTGTTATACCTATTATATTAAATAAACTTACTTCTTTTCCTGTTATTCCGAAAAAATAACTAGGTAACTCTTCACTAGAGTTCATTTCAAAATAACTTAAATCTAACTGACCTTCTACAATAACAGTATTGTCTAAACCTTGTGAACATATATAAGGTCCGCGCATAAAACCTTGCGTATCACTTAAAGCTATTCTATAAGTTTCATCTTCTTCAAATACAGGCGCAAAAGGTAATGTTATAACTGTATTATCATCATCGTTCCAATATATATTTTCAGCTATTTTACCAGTATGCTCGGGAATAGTATCAAAATCGTTAGGTAACAAATCATATTGAACCGCTACTAAATCGCCAAAAGTAACAGTTGATCCTTCAAGACCTGTAGTAAAAGATACGTTAGTTTTTTTATAGATTTGAGATGCTCTTTGATACATTCCCCATTGATAGGCTTTGTTTCGATCTTTGCATCCAATAAGTCTAACTTTTTCTAAGTTTATACCTCTATCGTTACCAATTAAACATATAACAGTTTCTCTTTTCCAACTATCAGCATTTACATATTCTACTTCTAAACCATCTTTATCACTAACTCTAACAAAATTATGTGTTACTTTAAAACTCTCAGGTGATATATTACTTGGATTAAAGCAAGAAGTAGGTATAGTTAAAACAACATCTCTAACTATAGATATTAATGTTCCCGGTAAATTAGGTCTGCTTCTTGATCCCATTAAACAATCTATCAAAGCTTGCCATATATTACCTCTTGAATCAAAAGTTGCGTCAAAATATAGTTCCTCTTCTTCTATATCATTTGCTAATTGAACTATCGTATCTAAATCTAAAAATTTAGGTGCAAGATTTCTACCATAATCTGATAGTAATATATCACAAAAAGCCCATATAGGGTTTCTAGTAACTTCTATATTCCAAGACGTTCCGTTATACTTATAAGATTTTGATTGAACTCTAACATTAAATTTTGAATTAGAGTTATCGTTAAGACTATTACTTGCTTGCAATTTAAAAGCAATTAGTGTAACATTTCCAAAATTCTGATTTGTATTTATAAACGCTCTAGCACTTTCCCATGTTAGAGTGTCTCTTATTTTAAAATCATCTGATTTGTTAGTAGTTCTTTTACCCCTTATTTCATATCTACCTGAATCCACATTTACACCGATAGTATATCTTTTAGAATTAACTGTTTTTAAGGTTTTTGAAAATTCAGTTAGAGTTATCCAATCTCCTATCGGATCACCGCTATTATTTATTTTACGATATTCAAATGTAGCGTTTACGGTCCTATTAGACAATTTACCGTCATTTTTTGTTCTATATAAACCTGCTCTAAAAGATAAATCTATTTCTAACCTATATGCAGTTTTTAAAGTATTAACTACTATAAACGGTCCACTCCAATCATGTCCCGCTTCATTAGGTCCGATTAATTCTATACCTCCTATTTCGGAAGATGTTTGAACATGAGTAGGAAATAAAGTTACATTTTCACCGGGTTGATATACTTCATACTCGGCATTTTCAAAGTTACCTATAGGGGTATCGTCAATTCTAACATCTGAAACATTATAGGAACCTATACCTACACAAAGCAAAGCAAAAAGCCATTGTTCGTCATCTACAAATTGATTATAAGGTCTTGAAGCATAACTAGGCCAGTGTCTAACTTCCCCATAATGTCTTTCTATAGGTTCACCCAATTTAAGTTGATTTTGTTGACCTTTTAAAGTATATACTGGATCTGATTCAGGTAAACCATTTAAAGCAGGTATGGTTATATCCATGAAAAAATAAATAGCTGCCGCAATTACTACAGCAACTATAAGACCTATAACTAAAGAACCTTTTACTTTTGGAATAAATAAAGCTATATCTTTTTCATGAAGCTTTGTTTCATGCTCTATTAATCTGTTATTTACATAAAGATAGTAACTAGCATTTTCATCTAACAAATAATCTTTTGTATTAAAACCTATTTCAACTTCGGTTTTTTTTAATTCTTTTTTAGGATTAAAAACATCAGTAACTTCATATACGAGAGGCATGGCGATAAAATTTTATTGTTTTAAATTCAGAAGATAGACTTTTTATAAGTTGACAGCAAGCAGGTCTGTTTTTAGTTATATGAAATATAGCAGAATGTTCTATATACAAACCGACATGATGAATGATCTTGTTTTTACCCATTGCGCATAAATCAAACTCTTTAGGTTCATTTACTTCAATCCAATTTTTAAGACCGTTTTTAAAATTAGTTTCGTTAGAGATTATATCTAACGGGTTTTCTACTGAATCAAATTCTGTTTTAGCGTCTATTGACAATATATCTAAATAGATTTTTTTAACAAGATCCCAACAATTGAAATCCTCTTTCCATTTTAAACCTATATAATCTTTATACCAAGTCATAAACCGGGAAATCTATCTTCTGTATAGTATGCGTTAGGGAAAGCTGAGTTTGTTAAATCTATCCAGTTTAATTCACCTGCCACAATGTTACCTGAGATTTCCACATTTGTCAAAAATACCCTTAAAGGTGGGTCATTTTGTGGATATTCAGGATCGTTAGATAAATATGATCTATATACAACTTCTATAGGTAAGTTATTTTTTATAGCACTTGCCAAGTATTTAGATACTTGTAAATCTGTGTTATCTATAGTAATGTTTATACTTCTAACACCTGTAGTTCCTTCACCTGATATTTTTATATCAAATGCTCTAGGTAAATATGTAACTTCTAATTCTGTTTCTGTTTTAGCTTCAAATTCATAACCGTCATTTACTAAATATATAGGATCTTTTCCGGTATATGTTTCTATTCTTAAAAGAGCTTCTACTAGACTAACTGAAAATTCTTCAGAGTCATAAGAATAGGGTATTTGTTCTCCTCCACTATCTAAAGCTAAATTATCATAAGTTGTATCGCTTGATATAGTCGTAAAATAGAATTTTACTTTTTTGTTTAATAAAGCTGATATAGCTTCTTCTTCAGTAGATCCTCTTTCATGACTAGGTGCATCTGTTACTAACAGAATACATCTATATACAGAAGATTGTTGTCTCCATAGTATTTCGTTACAAGCTCTAACTGTAGCATGATAACCCGCTTCTTCTGTATCGTCACCACCGGATGAAACAATAGCATTTAGAAAAGATTCAATTTCTTCTTTCGATCTTAGAGATGAATTAGGAACTAAATATATTTCATCTTGATCCTTAAAAGTTACTAAACCAAATCTAACAGAACTAAACCTAACTGATAATTGTTCAACAGCACTGGTTAAAGAATTAACTACAGATTCTATGACAGAACTCATAGAACCTGTATCATCTACTACAAATACAATATCTAACTGTTCGTTCTGATAACTAACAGAAGGTTGTATTATTTCTATAGTTTCAATCTCTCTAACGTCTTTAGGATTTGTTATCCTACTTCTGATCAAAGCTGTAGATTGTGAAGGATCAGGCATTGTTAGGCTTCATTTTTAGATATAGATCCACTAGCAGAAACTAAATAAGGTTTTACTGAATTAGGTTTATTATTATATATCGGTGATCTTGCTTCTAACAATCTTGATTTTTCAATCCTTGTAATCGAAACTCTGTTACCCTGATTACCTCCGATAACATGATAATAAAAAGAATCTTCAGCTATATAAAAACCAACATGTCCGCCTCCATTACGTTTAAAAACTAAAACGTCACCTAGAGATGGTTTTTTACTTTTTATACCATAATTAACCCAATTTCTTGCCCATAGTGGATCTTTTACAACATCTTTAGATTCACCTCTACGCATGAATGTTATAAAAGCAACAAATAGTCCGCACCATGCTATATCATCATCCGAAAATCCTTTTATACTAACACCTTCTTGATTTAGATCATCTCTCCAAGATATAATTGTTTTATTAGAACCTTTGCCTACAACTTCTTGAACTCCTAGCAATTCAATAGATAATTCAATAGTTCTAGGTAGAATACCTATATTTAATAACCATTTATACTTAGAGGGAAGTTTCATTTATTTAGAAGGTGTAGTTTCAATAGGAACTTGTAATTCTGTATAACCTGTTAGATTTCCTGTTTCAGGATCATAAATAGGAACTTTTAAAAATCCAGAAGGTTTTTTATCAGGTGTAAAGACAATACCTCCCTTTGCTCCAGTTGTCGAATCAATATAGGATAATTTACCAGTTATAGGATAATTTTGGCAAGAAGGTAATACTAAAAAAGACATAGCAAAAAACAATATCCACAATCCAAGATTGTTAGGTTTGAATTTGTTATCTCCATTAATAAAGTAACTCCATACCATTGAAAACAAAGGTAAAAGTAGAGCTATCAGACTTGTAGCTTTTTCTGTAGATAATAATCCTAACTCTACCGCAACGGCAGGAGCTACAGATAACAACTTTCTAATACCTGTTCCGATTGTTTCAAGTCCCTCATGATAATAAAAAGACCATGCTATACTAAATATTAAAATGATTAATCCTGCGATTGATTCCCATCCAGTGAAGCTTGCAAATGCTAAAGCTCCAATTGCTGTTAGAATTTCTCTAACTAATCCTAATGTCTGTTCTTTGTTCATGTATATTTATTCCTTACTTTGTTCTTGTTGTTTGTTATATTTACCTACATACCAGATGATTGCTACACGGTCCCTTGTTTCCCTGTGTTCGGTTGAAAGTTGTTTGACTTGCTCTTTTAAGTTTCCAAGCTCAAAGTGATTTGTTACTAACATACCTATACAAATCAAAAGTATAGGAACAAGAGTTGTTAGAATTGTCTTAACTGCTCCAGTTATTAGAGAGTTAATGTTTTCTTGAAAAGTATTTTCTTCTTCGTGCGACATATAATTAAAATTATATTTATCTACTTTTAACAGGGTGTAATGTTGCTTTTATTGTTTCCAAGACTAGCCCACGAGCATCAGCGGTATTCATTACAACTTCCATATAGTGGTAGTCAACAGTAGCCATGTTGACAACAGTTCTTTGTGGACCTATGACAATTCCGTTATATATCATTGTTGCATACATTATATGAGAATTTGCAGATGTTGATTTTCGGAGGATTTTGACGGTCCAAGGCACCGTTAGACCGTTTAAGGCAATACCAGAATCAAAGATCGTAGTAAGCACTGTGTTATTGTTGAGTCGGATTAAAAGTTGCTTTGTTCCTACCCCTTCCCCGTATCCACACAAATCAAATTCCTGCATACTACCTATTGTTAGACCGTTAATACAAAGTATGTTATGTCTCGAAGAAGTTGAATTTCCTGATAATGATGCTACTTCAGTATCTATAATTGCATCCCATGTTCCAGATGCAAATGCTTTTTGATTAGCAGAATTAAATTCAGTAAAACCCGGATTAAAAGTTAAATATCCATCTGAAAAAATATCACCGCCTACATTTGCATTAACATTACCAATCGAAACAATTGATGAAGCACCTGCACCTAAACTAACCTTACTTTTAATGTTAGGCCACATTAGCGAATAAGGTCCCGATGCTTTCGAATCCACAACTGTCAAAGGCCGGTTTGTTCGATTGTCAGTATCACCTACCATTGTTACAAGATAACCGGGTAAACGTCTAACATGCTCTTCTTCAATTTTAGGAGCATCTACCCAAATAGCAGTCGGTGAATAAGTTGATGAGAATGTTCCACCTGAACTACTTGAGGGAGGACTTTGCCAATAAAACGACATATTTGCCGGGATTTTTGAGGCTAGATTTCGGTAGTAATATTCTACGGTCCCCACACCCTCTAGGCTGATTTGAAAGAAATCACCCCGAACTCTGAAAGTTATGATTGATCGTCTGCCGTATGGAATGGAACTCAACGCATCTCTTTTTACGGTGCGAATCAACTGGTTTGCAGAGCCTGCGGTCGTAAGCGTGATTGCTGATCCTCCGGGAGTTGCTGCAACTTGTATGCTGTTCGCGCTGTTGTAGAGCGCATAGTAAACCGTGCGCTCTTGCAACGGAGCCGGAAGCCCTGAGCCTTCAAGCGTGAACGCATCACCCGACACGATGTTGTGTGCGTAAGTGGTTACAAGGTTATTGCCGCTGCGCGAGCAAAGGTAAGAAATGGTTTGAGCTGGCAGCCATGAATGATATCCGTTGTGGTATGGTCGGTTGAGACATTCAGCTTGTCTGGCGACATTTATGCTACCTCCATCCGTAGTCAGATCAACAGAGGTGTTGGATAAAACATTTGCCCTTGATAATGCCAGCTTAAATGTAGTAGATGAAAGTTTAATAACGTAGTAACCCAATGAAGCTGAAGAACCTGTCGGTAATGTTCCACTGAGTTGAATATAATCATAATTTTCTAAACTATTAGAAGTAGAAGAGGTGAAAATATCAGTGGAAGAAGAGCATGTAACTACTGCATCAGCAACATTAAACGACATAGTTGTAGTAGCTATTCCATTTTGATCAAAATTCAAATGGGGATTACCAGCTATCTGAATCCCGCTACCATCAGCTAAAACTAAATCAGGTTGACCGATGGCTAGGGTAAAATGATTGTTAGACGATGCAGTTAGAAATGTTGCTTCTCTAACAAATTCAATTCCCATTGAAAAATCTAAATGATTTTCAGGGGTAACATTTGCAGATAAATAGTAACCACCACCACGGGAGACTTGCAACCTACCGTTTACGACCCGAGCAGCTCCGCTGGTAACGTCGCTGTTATAGCGGATTCTCCAAGCATTACCAAATTTTGGCAAAGAAACATTAGTTGTAAGTAGCGTATTATCTGGATACCTAGAAATATCCTCAAACCTATCATAAAAACTAATTTGGTTTCCAGCAGCTTTTAAAGCATTTTTAAAAGCAGAAGGATTAGATATACCTCCACCGTCACCATTAACAAGTGAAGGTTGACCAAATGCCGTTAGAGTAGTAAGTAATAGTATAATATATTTCATGCAGTAGTTACGTTTAATGTTTCAAGAGTTGTATCATAATAAATTTTACCGATAGCTAAAGATGTATTTGCTTCCGTTAGATCTGTATATGAACTTATTCCTAACACAAGCAATAATTGTGTTAGATCAGGTCTTGTCAATTGAAGTTTATCTAAAGTGTAATCGTAATAAGGTTGATTGCCTCCTATTGTATCAAAAGCAATTGATTCTGAAGATGCACCATATATAGAAAATACATTTATAGCAGCAGAAAGTTGAATCCTAGATCCTTCCGGTATCCAAGAAAGACCGTTAAATCTATATCTAAAGTTATTACTATCGGAAGTATCCATGAACTCGTCGTGAATATTCGCACCTTCTACGGGAGTTTCTCTAGGATCGAATGCACCTTCCCATGGAGTTCTAGCAGCTTTACAGTTAGTTCTAGCCTGCAACTTTAACTCTTCGCTTAAATCAGTTTGATCTAAATCAAATCTAACTGATTTATCTTCAAAGTCTTTTAAAGCCTTTGCCATAGTAGGTAAATCACCTGCTTCAGTCTCTACAGTTTCATTATCAGCGCCATTTATTATAGCATGAGACTTATCACTAGCAGTAAAGAATTGCGCTAGTTTAGCTGCTAAAGTTGTATATGTAGGTAATGGCATTTAATTACAATTTGTTAGTAAGTTTGAAAAACCATAATGATTTTCTATATAGTCGTTTAGACTTTCTAATGAGCAAATAATCTGTGATTCGGTCCCACCTGTCAACTCGTAAAGTATTCTTGTTAGATCTTTTTCCGCTAGTGTTTCGTTTTCGATTACTAAGACAGCTCTAACTCTCCAATAAAAGAAACTTTCATTCGTAACTGTATATTTGCCGTTTAGTAAAGAAACTTCAGATATAGGAAAACCATCTAATCCCGGTAAAGATATATTAAATTTTTCTGTTCCTTGTAATAATATATGAGATACAAAAGATTTAAAAAAGTCAAATTCAAATCTATTAAATCTCCAGCTAACACTAACATTATTCCTAGAATAGTTATATCTAGGTCTTTGTCTTAAATTAGTTTCAAACTGAGTAGATGTTATAAAAAACTCATTATCCTCAGAATATTCTATTTGTGGATACGGTAATATGTGATTAGGAAATTGTATATCTGACATAAAATTAAACTCTACGTTTTTGACCTCCTGCTTTAAGTATAGCTGGAACAACTACACCGCCCCCATAATTTGCCTCATGTGCAATCTCTTTTTTAGCGGTATCCACAGCTATTCGAATTATAGTTGCGTTATCTTTATCTTTACTAACAGTAGCAGTTTGACCGGGAAGATTTTGTATTATTATATTATTAATAACTTCACCGCTACCACCTTTAGAGTTAAACAATTCTTTTGTATTTTGTGTAGATAGAACATTAGCCGGACCTGATATAAGTTCCGCACCTTTTTCACCTACCATACCGACTTGACCAGTTGCTAGATAACCTCCGTTATTAAATGCACCTATAGATTGTATATTTGCCATTATACCAGCACCTTGTGCAACGGCACCCGCAATAAAAGGTATGTTATAAGGAAAACCCACAGCAGAAGCTTTAGCTATATTTTGAGCAATAGCTATACCTGCTTCAGCTATAGCAAATGCTTTACTAACTGCAAATATAGCTTTATATATCTTGCTTTGCTTACCTCCATATTGTTCTAAAGCTGCTAGAGTTTGATCTAAAGCATTTCTAGTGCTGGAAAAAACTTCTTTATTGATAGACATTATATTAGCCGCATGTCGAGTTTCGATTTGTTCTCTTATAGCAGCATATCCAGATATAGATTCTATTTTTAAAGCTTGTGCTTCTTCTAACATTTGCAAGCTCTTTGTATAGTAAGCTTGCTCTTTTTGAATTTCTAATTCATAATTAGTTCCACCGTCGCTTAAACTAGAATCTAACATTATGTTAGATTCAAAAGATTTAAAGTTGTTAGCGATTTGTTCTGTAGAAAGTTTTTCTTTAGCAGCACCTATCAAACTGTTAGCACTAGCTACCATTTGAGCAACAGCTTGATCTGTATTTCTATTTATACCTATACCTAATCCATCCATTAGATCGGCACCTATAGCTTCAAAAACTTTACTAGGAGAATGAGTATCAAAAGCTTCTCTAACACCTTCTGTTATAGATCCAGCAGCAGCTTTAGCAGCACCTACAACATTTTTAGCACCGCTCATAATTCCATTCTTCAAACCTGTCATTAAATCAGAACCTAATTGACTCCAATTTATAGATTTAAGATATGTAACAACTTCGTTAAATATAATACGAAAAGCTTCTGGAACTTGTTTTAAACCTGCTATAATTTTTAAAACAAAGTCACCTGTATCTAAAATTAATTCTGTATAATAAGCAGCTAAAGATTTAAGAGCAGATAAAGCTAATTCTTTAAAACTATCCCAACTTATATTTTTTAACAAATCGTTTACTTGAGTTAATACGTTTGTAGAAGTTGAAAGGAATGAATTTAATAATTCACCTATATAAGTTAAAGCAATACCTACACCTGTTTTAAACAAATCCCATGCGCCTTGCAAACCACCTATAGGAGCTAACATAGAATTTAAAGAAGTAATTATACTAGTTATAGTATTACCTATTAAATTATAAAGAGTATCCCATAACTCGCCAGCAGCAGAAATAAAAGAGTTCCAGTTAGAAGAAATATCAGCTAAAAGTTGCGAATTATTATCTTTCCAAGTATTAAAATAAGATACTATTTTATCTATAATTCCTTTTATAAATACACTAACAGTTTCCCAATTCTCATAAAGCAGATAAGCAGCACCCGCAATCCCTGCGATGACAAGACCGATTGGACCTGCTATAGCCCCTAATCCTGCTAAAGCTGCTGTTAAGCCTCCTGCCGCTGTTATGGCAGGTAAAACCGCTCCAAGGAAAGAACCGATACCTAACAAAATCGGTCCAATTGCAGCAGCTACTACCCCCATAACAAGACCTAACTTAACTAGACCGGGATCAAGGTTTCCTATAGATGTTAGCCATACAGAAAACTTACTTGCTAAATCAGCTACTATGGGAACTATAACTTTTCCGATATTAATAAATGCTACGTTTAAAGCACTTAATGCTAACATCATTTTATTGTTATCGGTGTTCATAGCTCTTTCCCATTCTTTTTTCAAAGAACCTAAAAACTTTGAACTATCTGCCGCATTTTGCATGTTAGTTTCTAGTAACTTTACGTTACCTATCATTGCACTAATCGGACCTATAGATTCTTCACCGAAAAGAGTTTTTATTATACCGGATTGCTCGTAATCTTTTACTTTACCTATAGCTTTTAAAACTTCATTGATACCACCCACGGCATCTTTTTTCATCATCTTAGACATTTCCACAGCATCTAATCCGATTGCTCTAAATGCCTCTTGTCCTAACTTTGTTGTAGCTGTTCCTTGTGTTAGAGACAAGGTAAAGTTTTTCATAGCTGTAGCAGCTATTTCGGGGCTAGATGAAAGTTGCTCGAAAGTTGTAGCTAAAGCAACAATTTGACCATTTGTTAGATTAGTTACTGATTTTATAGTAGCACCTTGTCTAACCATAATATCTAAAATACCTTGAACGCTACCTGTAGTAGTATCGGCATAATAGTTTATAGCATCTCCCATTTCTATAACTTCGGCAGTAGTTAGTTTAAATTGACTTTTCAATTTACCTATAACTTCACCCGCTTTTGTAGCACCTTCTTTTGTATTACCAAATTCAAAAGCTACTGCCATTTGTTCAGCCGCTTTAGCAAACTCTAACGCATCTTTAGATAGATCCCCCATTCTACCACCTTCAGTAACTAAAGCGGCTATACCTTTAGCACCTATAAGAGAGTTTCTACCTACATCTAAAATTTGTTTTTCAAAATCACCTATATTGGTATCATTTAAATCACTAACTTGTTTTTTAACATCTGCGAAAGCTACAGAAAACTCTCTAGCAGCATTAAAAGATAAAGCTGTAACAGCAGATAAAGAAGTTGTTACTGTAGCTGTTAGAGCTTTACCAGTGTTCTTAAATCCATCTGATAGTTTAGCGACATGCGCATTAGTTTTAGAAGTGAAAGCTATAGCTTCTTTTTCAGCTTTTGCTAAGTCACTATAATCTACAAATAGTTTTGAATATAGTGTTCCTAAATCTAATGCGCCTGCCATACTATTATTTTTTCTTCTTTTGAGCTTTTAATTGCATTTCAAAATATGCCTGCCATTCAATAAACTCATTGTATGGCATATCTTCTATCTCCCATGCAAATTTACCTAATTTTTCAGCGAGAAAGAAAACCGCTTGTCTTACTTTGTCGCCGTTCCATCCTTTTTTATATCAGCGTCTTTAACATTGCATAACTCGCTAGCTATAGCTGCTAAAGTATCAAACCAACCACCACAAGGGCATTGTTCTAACGCTTCTCTATCAGATTCTTCAAATACCCTTTCATCAGTGCCGGGAACAACAGTTAATGTGGATACAGCTTCTATCTGAAAAGCAAATATATCAAAATCTGTAGTAGCTTCTCCTTTATCATTTTGCCCTATAGTCATGGCTTTTTTACGAAACATACCTCGTTCTTTTAAAGTAGGTTGTCGTATTTCAAAAATAGAACCTTCAATTTCAACTGATTTACGTTCAAATTTTTTACTTGCTCCTAACGTCAATGCCCTTAGTTTATCTTTCATTTTTCGAGTTGTTTATTGTTTTGTTTTTATGTATTAGCTAACATAATATTCAGGAAACCAATTATTTTTTAAATCGTTTTCTGTTAAAGCTTGTGCTTCAATATCAGTATAATTAAAACTATAACTAAAATAAGTTTTTGTATTATTTCCACATAATACAAGGCTTAAATCTTCTTGCTCTAATGATCCAATATCACCGCTTAAAGAATCAGTTTCTATTTGAAACCAACCTTTGATAAATGTTTTAGATGCACCGGGATTTATACTAACAAAGATAGGAGTTTTAGATAACTTGGCTTCTTTTAGTTTGTTATTACTAAGATCATTCCATCTAACAAAACTACAGCTAACATCATGAATACCTTGAACCTTGCTCCTATAACCGGAACTTATTTCTGTATCTGAGTGAAATGCACTATCATCTAGTATTTCACCTGCTATTTCTAAAGTATATTCTTTAGATCCACCTACAAAAGATAAAGGTATGTATCTACCTGAAATTCTTATAGGTAAAACAAAACCGGGATCTGCTAGTAAAATTACACCTTCTAAATAATTTATAGCTAAAGGAGTTATAATATCGTTATTGTCGTCTTCAATTACAACTTCATGATTAGCAGATAGAACTCTTTTTATAGGGTTTGTTATTCTATAAACAAATTCACTTAGTTCTAATAAAGGTTCATCTGTAAAAACAGTAGGTGTTCCGCCTATTTTTAATTGTGCTTTATATCCTGCTACTCCACTCATATAGATTAATCCGTTGAAGTTAATTCGCCATTACCTACAAGACTGATAGAAACAGTTTCTAAACCTCCGACATCTCCAGCATGTCCAAAAGTTTCTACTACTACATTACCTTGTAATCCGTTAGCGTCTGCATTTCCTGTAGGTAGGTAACGCATTTTAATTGTAGCACGGGTAAGCTTTGCAGTTTTAACAATATCAAAACCTTTAGCACCGCTAGCCGCGTCTGTTAGAGCTGTTCCTGTTAATGGTTTAAAGATTGAATCAGCACTAACACTAAAATCAGATAGACCATGAACACGAGAACGATAACCCGCGTTTGTAGCCATTTCTGTATCGTCTAACACGTCACCGCCAATTTCTAGGCTAGGTGAAGTCGCTGGCAATTTATACCAATTAGCACCATTATCGGCACTAACTTCTAACTTTTTTACATACGCTGCTTGTCCGCTCATTTTATTAGTTTCTATTTATGTTTTTGTTTGTATTTATTATAGTTCTGTAATTAGAACTAAATAGAGAATTATTTTGGCTATCGGTTCCTAAAAAAGCAATGTTAGATTTTACCCATATACCCAATACAGTTTCAGAATCTATTGTAGTTTCTTCTATACTTTGAAGTTCTGATTTTATAAGATTTTGTAAGTTATAACCTAACTGATAAAGTTTATTTCTACTATATATTTGAAAACTTATTTCGTCTAAAGAATTTATAGGATCTTGATCCCCTCCACCTGTATCTATAATACTAACAGAATCATAAGGTTTATCCGGTAACATTCCCACAAATAAATTAACACCTAACTGAAAAGTAGCAGGTAATTTATTTGCTATAATATTAGCTATAATATTAGCAGGTGTTTTCCAGTTTGTAATGTCTAACGGCATTATAGTTTAGCAGCTTTATGTATGATTTGTAAAATCTCCGATTGATTTTCGTCTATAGCTTTTTCAAGAAATTTGTTAGTAGCTTGCCCTTGTTTATCCCAATATTTACCTTTAGATCCTTTTCTATCTTGACCTTTTAAAGTCATTGGTTTTTCATGCACAGCGGCAGCATAGTTAGCAGTAAATCCAACAGTTCCTCCACAACCATCTTTATTTACTTTAACATCTGTATAAGCACTAGCTTTTAAATTACCTTCGTCAACAGGAACTCTTTGTTGCGCTTCAACTTTAACATGGGCACAAGCTAATCTAACACCTTTAACAGCACCTTGTTTCATTTGCTTCATTGCTCTAGCAAGGTTATTCAGAAAAGCTGTGTTATTTGGATTTCTCATTTAGATAAGCTACGTTTAAAAACTTTGTGCCTGATCCGTTTCTATAGTTAGATATTGCTTTTATAGGTCTAAAATCATCTGAAGTATCTTTAACTTTAACTAAATCACCTATATTTAAAACGATATTTTGATCGTAATAAATTGTGGCCATTGATAAAAATTCGATACCTTTTTCATCTTTTACAATTTGAGTTTCATTGTTAAATCTTGCATCTAATTCTAACTCTTCATCATCATGAGTATCTTTTGAAAAACTATCAATTCCAGTTTTTCTTTTAACTAATAAAGTATCTATACGTTTTAGAGCCATTACAGAACTTCAAAAGTCGGTTTATTTATTTTTCGGTTAGGATCATCTAACTTAGCTAGTGTTTTTGAACTATCTAAAAACATAGCTTGTTGGCCAAAAGTAGTTGATTTAAGACCTAATCCAGTTGTTATATTGAAAGTAGTTGAAGTAGGTCCGATAGTTTCAGATTTAATTTGACCTTCTTTTAATAAAGCAAAATGAGCAGATAAGTTTTTAGCTATTAGTCTAAGTATGGTATTACTTAAAGATTTATCTAACAAGTATTCATCTACTAATATAACAGCGTTTTCTATAAAAACAGATAAGTCATTACCTGATAAATCAGCTATTGCTTTTATATCATCTGTTACTAATGCTGGTATATTATAAGACATATATTTAAAAGAATGAGCGGGATAATTAGGAGGATTAGCTAACTATCCCGCTCTTTGCCATCACAATCCAACTCGTTTAATCCTCAGAGTCTTCGTCTATAGCTTCCCGCAACTGTTCGTTTTCAGCTTCAAGACTAGCTATACGTGCTTTAAGCGATTCGTTTTCAGCTTCAAGACTAGAGTTAGTTTCAGCACTCAAACCAAGACTAGAAGGGTCTATCAGTTTGTTAGCTAAAGCTTTTGCTTCTTCGTCTGTTAGTTCAATCTTATCGCCTGTTACATAGATTCGCTCAGGTGTATGATGCTTACCTGATTTAATAACATAAGTTCTTTTTGACATTTTTTAATTTAGTTAGATTTTATTATTAGCTCCAGTGAGCAACTCCACATTTACCATCTTTATCGGATTTAATGCGAGGAGCGCCTGCCATGAAAACCTTATATTCAGTTTCCATAACAGAAGTTTGCCAAGGAATATTACTAATATCTTGACCCATTGCAATATCAATAGTTTCGCTAGTAGCTTGGAACATTACGACGTTAGAGTTAGCCAAGTAATCTCCACAAACAACATCCTCGATATCGGGAAGTTGTTTAATACGATCTAAGATAGTGTTATCGCCTTTGTTAGCTGAATAATCATCAGATAGATTAATCCAATAATTTTTCGGCACTGTTAGGATATAAGGACCATACATATTATCGTTAAACAATGCCGCTAACATAGCTTTAACATCGGTATAGACGTTAGCAGGTGTAGCCCATGCGCTAGTGATAGATCCTGTGTTACGATTAGGAGCTGTAGTTAGACCATATACGGTATTACCTGCTACATTGATAGAAGGGGCACCGTTATAAATCATTGTTTCAAATTCATCTGCAACAATACGTGTAGAGATTTCAATTTTAGTTGTATCTAACGGAGTTCCACCACGACGACTAGATGCAAGTTGACGAGCACCTTGCGCAAACTCTTTATGAACGATTGGGATAGGTACTCCTACTTCTGCAAAAGTTAGACTATCTTGATTAGCACTTGTGCGACCGTCCATAGAGATATTAGCTCCAGCCATATCGCCACTTTGTTCATACATGCTAAGAACTACACCTAACCCACCTAAATTCTTAACTAGACCTTTACTTTTTAAAAGCTGAGTCATTTTAAGACGTTTACGGGCGATAGTTACTAAAGCAGTATCGTATAACATTTGATCGTCATGGCGCAACGAAGTAGCATTCGCTACAAGTAAACCATGTTCGTTTAAATGGGCGCAATTACCACCACTGGCAAAAGCATTTTTTGCGTTACTTATCATTTTCTTATTTAGTTATATTTATATTAGATTACACGCGCCATGATAAACACAGGGGAAGCACCCGCTGAGTTATCGACAGCTTCTAAAGCACGAAGTTTAGCAACTCCTATATTACGTTTAATAACATGCCCGTCACCATTGATTTCAAGCATATCATTAAATACAATAGCACTAGCAGAAGCAGGTAATTTACATTGAACTTCCATACCTGTAACTAATGCGCGGGCGTAAACAGTTTCGCCGTTAGCATAAACAGTATCTTTATCTTTACCATTGATAGAATTTTCAATAGCAATAATCAAGGGACCATCTACACCCGCACCTGTTACGTTAGAACGAAGAAAAGTGTTAGCAGCGGATTGTTCAACAAACAAACCGGGGAAAATGTTAGTTTCTCCTGCTTTGCTTTCAAACTGCAAAGCACGACCAGCACCTAAAATAATAATAGAATTATGAGCACTCATTATATGTTATATTTATATGTTATATTAGTCCCCAAGGATAACCGATGGGGCTTTGTATTCATTGTTTACAGGTTGCGCACCTGCAATACTATAGTCAACAGACTTATCAACATTAACAAGTAGAGCGTCTAACGCATCTTCATTAAATGTAGCAACAATTTCTTTTGTAAGATTTTTGTTAGTAGCAAGAACCGTTTCGCGCTTCTTATCTAACCGTTTTTCTTCATTAGCTTGCAAACGTGCTAGTGTAGCAGCTTGCTCGTTACTGAGTCCGTTATAGATAGGAACGACAGTGTTAGTAACTGTTTCTTTTGGTTTATTACAACCGCAATTAGTTTTAACTTCGTTTCCATCATCGTCAAAGTTAAATCCGTGCTTAGTAGCAGCTTCTTCTAACTTGGTATCTTCACTATTTGCAAAAACTGTAGCGGCTACACCTAGGGCAACTGCTAAAGCATTAATGATAGCTTCTTTCTTTTTTGGTTTCATTGTATGTTTATTTATTATTGTTTCAGCACTTACCGGAACATACTTTCGTTCTAACCGAACTTCGATATTTTCCCCGACAAGAATGATTGTTTCTGTTTCGTCAACTGTATAGTTACGACGAAAATATTTGTTAGAAAATTCGTAAACAAAATACTGGTCGAATATATCTAAAATATATGGCCAGTTATCATCGCCTAATTCAACTTTTAAAGATTTATATATACCTTCTCTGATTTGATCGAATGATTTTTCGTTTACAAATAGACCTTTGATCCAATTGAAAAATCCTTTTTTAGTTTTATCTTCATTTGTTCTCATAGCACCGCAACCCTGTTTTATAGAACATGCACCTATAGAATCAGGTAATAATGCAATGTGATCGGGTCTAATGTTAGATATAACATAATCGTAAGACTCTTCTTTATAAGTTCCTTTACTTTCTACAGTATCTCCAAAAAGACCTGTCGAAACTTCCATTAACTCATTACCTTCAAGCTTTTCAATTATATGTATATAACCAAGCTTCTTGGCTTTAGGTATATTTAACCATAACTCTCCTTTAAGAGATAAAGAATCAGAATCCCAAAAAGCATTATAAAATCTACCTATATTTACATTATTCTCAGATATAACTGAATTAGCTGTTACATTCAAACCCTTTTCATCTGAAGGGTGATTAACAGGCACAGGAACACCGTTCCATGTATTAGCAAAAGTTTCTAACTCATTAGCTGAATAAAATATGTTATTTAAAACACCTTCTTTTATAGCTATACAAGGTATAACTAAGTGTTCAATTCCATCTAAATCTTTTCTGCTAGAAGTAGAAGCTAGAGCTATGTTAGCAAGTAGTAATAAAGGATTCATTCGATCTCTCGTAATGTTTCCTGATTTATATTATACTATTGATAGAAACACAAGCAAAAAATCAAAGTTTTTCAATGTCAATGTATGCAGATACCGAACACCTACAATTTGGCTCACCTAACTTACTTAAAGCTTCATCTCTACTATATATAACTAAATGTCTTGATCTATGACTAGCTCTTTCTCTACCGTCTATAGATGTTAGCCATTGCATTTTGATTTCCACACCTGTTTCATTTTCGAGTAGTTCCGCCTCTTTAATACTAGCTTGATTATGACTTTCAACTATCTCAGTTCTAGCTATAAGCTTTGCTCTAGTTATACCTATCGCATCGACTCTATTAATCATAGCTTTAGCAACCTTCTTAGGGTTTTCACCTCTTAGCATACCTTCAGCTAACACTCTTGACATTTGACCCCTCATTACATCTGTAACATTTTTCATGTCATTGAAAACGCGCGTATAGATAAGCTCCGCTCTTTCGACATGCGCGGGATTTATGAAGGGTGAGTAGAAAGGGAGCTTTGCGAGGTTCACAATAGCCCTTTCCGCCGCAATACGGACCTTTCTAGCCCCCTTGTCATAAGCCTGACCGATGTGGACATTTAACCAATAGTTTTCGTTATTTATAGTTCCATCAGTTAGACCTAAAATCTCTTGATCTATAAGTTTTTGCAATTCTCTGTTAAATTCAGGAATCTTATCTTGATCCCTCATATAAACATATTTATCAGGATCAACTATACTAACATTAACAACTAGCTTACCTATATTTATAGAGTCTCTAACGAATTTTCTGATCTTAGAAAATCGCCTATCTATTTCTTTTGACGCTCTATTACGAATCATCAAAGTTTTAGTAGGATCGTTCATTTTGCAACATGTAATTTGACTATTGGATTTTCTTTTAACGATCTATCAATTTCTTCGTTTTCTCTTTTAATAATATCATCTATTTCATCTTCTCTGTATTCCATTTCTAAAACTTCTTCCACGAATTGTTTAGGTGGAATTATAGTTTCAGCAGTCATTGAATTAGCATAGGTAGCTATAGCAGAAGATTTTTTAGATGCAATTTCAGCTTTATCTTTATCACTAACATTTGTTAGAGATGGCCATTCACAACTATATTTAGTAGAAGAATGCTTTTTTAAAACACCCATTTCTATCATATAGTCAATAAACTTATTAATTATAAAAGGTTCGCAAAAATTCTTTTGTCTATTCTTAATTTGTTTACTCCAATTAGTTTCATCTTGTGAGCTTCCCAATTCCCCTGCTTCGTTACCTAATAAAATACGTTTTGGGATAGCTGTAGTCCCTGCAATAATACTTATACATATATCAAATTGATCTTTTGGACTATCTATTTTTTGAGTTATTGCCTGTATTTTAATACCTTTAGTTCTAACAACTCTTGTTAGATTATGTTGGTAGTTTTCAATTTCCTCTTTTAAAGCTTTCTTATCTTCTGGATTTCCTAAATCAGCATCTGCATCGGCTTCTAACGACATACCTCCTCTTGCGTTAAGCCAAAAAATTTCAGCACTTCCACCGCTAACTTTTTCAAGGTCTATCAGTTTATTCCATATAGGTTCTAACACGCTTTGACCTATATATTCTTTATCAAGAGTTCTTTCTGCTATATGAATAACTCTTGAATGATGAACTTCCCTTTTTACTTCAGTTGTTAGTTCCGTTCCATCTAATAAAGTTAGTTCATACATTTCAGGTAAACCAAATCGTTTATCTTGTGGATCTGTAACGTAACTTTTAATATGCGCAACATCTTCAGCTAAAGGTTTTAAAAATATAGCTTCTGTATTTTTATTAGCAGGTTCTTTTAAATCTTTACCGTCTTTAAAACCTATATACAAAACGGCATATCTTCCAAGATTAACAAGAGTATCTAACTTTTTAATCTTTTGCCAAAAATCAAGACTATCTAACAAAATATCAACTTCATTTTCCCATGGAGTTCTATCTTGCTCTTTCTTGTTTTCTATAATTAAAGGAGGATTAGCCCAGCATTCACTAGGATAAGCGTCAACTATACGTGTAGCAATATCACCTCTTTTATACTTATCTCTAAAGTCTTTAATTGCTAAAGTATCAGGATAACCGAAAATAGTCCAAGTATCTCGTTTACCGTTATGAGTCATACCCATACCTAAGCTAGATCTTGCTAAATCATATAAATTTGTTAGAATGTTCATTTGTGTGTATCTATTAAAATTCTATCTGTAAAACATATAAACGCTATTAAAATAAATAAAGTTATTGGTATCGAAAGTAATAATAGTATTGAGATTTTCATAAATTTTACCAAGTTCCTGCTTCTTTTTTATTAGGCATGAATACGACATCTATTGCATCTAACATAGTATCTACCTGATCGTCGTTAGAATGAGTCATGTCACCGGAGAACTCTAATAATTCTGTCTTGAAGTCAAGAGTAAAATTTGACGATTCTGGTATGAATACCTTACCGCTTGCAACGTATGGGACACAATCCATCGCACGAGTTAACTTATCAATATTTCTTTGTATAGCTTTAATAGGTATAGCAGGTAAAGATTGCTTTCTTATATATTGAATCAATCCAGTTCCGCTTGCTTTATCTTCTACATAAGCACACCTTAATCTTCCCATTGTAGAAGTAGGGTTATAATGTTTAGACCAGAAAGCGTTAAAATTAGCATTAAGTTCTGGAGCTTCCCATTTACCTCTTAATTGATCCATTAGATATATGTTACCTTCTAACACCCCCCATAATTGTAAAACAGAATAGTCATTAACTTGTTTCGTCTTTTGAGCTGTATCGGCTGTTATAAATCTATATTCAGGTATAATTGAACCTAATTTATAGTATCGTAACCATGACTCTTTAAATATACCACCTCCTAACGGTGCGGGATCTTGATCGTATTGTGCAGAGTATGTATAAACATCGGCTTGTTTTAAATTTTCTAACTCGTCTAAGTTATGCTTGTATATCCACAATGGGCCATCTGGTAAGTTATGGGGAATAGGTATAGCGTGGCTATATTCTTTTCTTTTCTTTTTAGAGTCTATTAATGCAGGTAAATTAAGATGGTGAAACTTGCAATTCATTCCACCATTTAAAAGAAATGCACTTGGATCTTTTACACTAATCCTTTGCATAATAACAATTAAAGGTGTTTCGCTTTCTTTCATTAGACGAGAACGAAAAACACTGTTAAATCTGTTATTAATCTTTTCTACCATAATATCCCGATTACCGTCATCAGGTTTAATCGGATCATCTACTATAAAAGCACCGCTAAAACCTTCTTCTGGTTGTCCCGCTCTAAAACCTGTAATCGGTCCCCCTGCCGCTCTAGCTTGTAAACCTCCACCCTTTTTATTCTTCCAAGCACCTTTAGCTTTAGTGTCAGTTCTAAGTTTAGTGGGCCATAGAGCTTGATATTGCGGAGAAACTATTATATCTCTAACTTTAGTAGAATTTTCTAACGCTAAATTGTTAGAATAGGTAGGATGAATAAACCTACATCTAGGATTTTTAGCTAAACACCATGCAATGAAATGAACTACAGCTAACTCTGTTTTAGTATATCCCGGCGGCATGTTTATAACAAGCCTTTTTATCTTTCCATTATATACATCTTCTAAGGTTCTTGCTAACAGTTTGTGATGTTCTGATATAATCATTTTATCACCCATTACCTCTTTAAAAAAGTAACGGCAAAAACTTAAAAAGTCTTGCTCTAACTGGTAGCGCAAGACTTTTAAAGCTTTCTTTGATTCTGTTATATTTTCTAACATTTACACAGCACTTACTTCAGGTTGTTCTGATAATTCTTTTATTATAGCTCGCCCGTCTTTACAATAACATTTAAAATCTAACTGATTCATTTCTGCCATGGTGCAAAATATACATTCATCTTTATGTTCCTTGTATGCTACTAAAAGATCAAAACATTTTTCTGGTATAGTTCCGTTTTCGATTTTAATTTTTATAGCCATGTTAGTATGTAGTATTAAATTCTTTTGCTATACTTGCTATTTCTTCATGAGTTAGATTATCTTCTTCAATTAGATCATCTTCTTCATTATCTTTCCAACCTTTTAACTCTGCTATTAATTCCCATGCTCTAACTCTAGCAGCTTGGTTCCTAGAAGTTCTATCAACAGCTTCTATATATAATTGACTAATAACTGTATCTTTAGTTATTTCAGGAATATAAATATCGTCAAAAGCATTTATAGCTTTTGAGACTGTAGGTGGACCTTTCGCCCATTTAGGGTTAGGTGCAAAATCAGGTATTCCTGAAGTATCTATATCGTCGTCATCCATTTATATAATTATCAAAAACATTCAAAGAATCTTCTAACGTATTAACACAAACAACCTTGTAACCTTGTGAATCTAACATAAGCATCATGATTCTTTGATCGTCACTAGGTTTATTTCTTTTAGTTTTAAATTCTATGTATAAACCATTATAACCCTTTTTAGGTATAGGTAAAAATGTATCTGGTATTCCACTTGTAACACCTTCTGCTTTTAATCTACCTGCTTCTATCTTGTTTCTAGTTCCACCGTTAGGAATAGCATGAAATAAGTATAAATAAGGATTTTGTAAGTAGTAAGTTGAAAGGTATTTAAAAAAGTTTTTTTGTAGATCATGCTCGTCTCCCTTATAAGCTTCGTCATAAGGTCTAAGCAAATTAATGTTAGAAGGTAAATCAAAAGACTCACCGTATTTTTCTGCTAGTTTTGCTTTAACCAAAAAGGGTATCATATTCAGCGGCGATTTTATTTTTAATTGTGGATTTTGCAACTTTTTTAATCGGACTTGAAACTTTATTTTCTTCGATGTTTCTTAATATACGATTAGCGCAAGATTGAACCATTAACGGATAACTTATAGCATATCCGCTACCAGCATTTAAATCATCTATAGTTACAAGATGTTTGTGTATATGATCTATTTGATCCCATGACATTTTTAACCAACTTGTCAGAGTATCAAAGTCCTTATCACTTATAACAGGAGAAGCTAATCTATAGTAAAGATATGAATGTATTAACCACCATGACAAGCATTGATTAGCAGACTTTATATTTTGAATTATAGAATCAGGGTGTTTAGTTTTAATATGTTTCATGGCGGGAAAAGTTTACTATTATGCAGAATCAAGTCAAGAGGGATTTCCACATTTTGCGCTCTGATAAAGTATCTTTAGTTTCAAATTTTGCAATCTATAGTTAAATTATTACCATTACACCTTGTATCCTCTTTTCCTAGTATCCTTTATCCTATTATCCCCTTATCCCCTATCCTTATCCCTGTCTTTTACCCCTTTATTTATCCCCTCTATAACCTATATAAAATATAAGAATTGTATTAAAATTGAATGAGAATTAATAAGAAATTAGATTTTCAGAAAGCCTAGGAAAGTCAAAAGTTGTATCCTTGTATCCTCTATCTTATATAAAGAAAAAAGGGGATAGAAGGTCGGCAAAAGACAGACTAAAACGGCACTCTGTCAGAAAAACCTATTAATTTAGCCCATGAGAAAAGATACCGCTTGACTGTATCCTCCTATCCTTTATCCTCCCTCCGTCATGAGCAGCACAATCGAAAACATCAAAATAATAAAAGAACATATTGTATATAATTCTATCACTCAAGAATTTTTAGATATAAACGGAAAGGATAGAAAACACTTTAAAAAACTACAAAACAGATGGTATATTTCTATAAAGATAAATTTAAAACAATATGTCGTATCATGTCATCAGTTTATATATTATTTGTATCATCCTTATATCACAGATAAATTACCTAATCTAACATTTATAGGATCTTATAATAATCTAACAATTGAAAACATTTGTAAGAAAGACGATAAAGTTTACAATAGATCTGAAAACAGTCTAACAATAACACCTAAATCAAAAATATATTTTAACAATTCTAAAGACAGAGATACAGTTATATCTATTATAAAAGAAATGGGTTTTATGTATGCAACATCGGCAAAGGATTTAAAAAGAAAACAAAATATAATTGATATAAAAGAAATAAAAAAAGCATCGAATGGACTTTACCCCATTCGATGCGAAACTGAGAAATGGATATGTGGAAATCCTACTTTTTAATTAATGCCACTCAGGACCAAAAGTATAAACTGTGCTTTTAGTCATACAATAGGTAAACGCTTGATCGGCTGGAATTTCTATTAAAGTTCCATCTTTAATATTTCTAGAAATAACAGCATCTAAGGCTTGTGTTGATCCTCTTCTATCATTCTTATAAGAAGATCTAAGCCTTAGATGCTTTTTAAGATATGTATAAGGAATAACACCTTCTAC